ATGGCAAGCATCCAAAAGACGGCAAAAGGGTATCGGGTCCAGGTCAAATTATTGGGCCAACGCGATAGCCAGGTGTTCCCCACGCGGCGCGAAGCCGTCGAATGGGGCGCTAGGCGTGAGGCGGAAATCCGCGACAAGGCCACAAAACCGGCCGGCGACTTGCACACGTTGCGCGAAGCGTTGCGAAAATACAGCGATGAGATTTCACCTCTCCGAAAGGGCGAGCGGTGGGAGCAGGTTCGCCTGGCCGCCTTCGAAAGCTACCTTCTACCCTTGGACCTTCCGATATCCAAGGTCACGCCGCAGCACGTTGCAGCATTCCGGGACGCGAGAAGCAAAAAGGTTGGCCCCTCGTCCGTGCTGCGCGAATTGAGCCTGCTGGCGTCCGTATTTGAGGCCGCGCGCCTCGAATGGGAGTGGGTTGACCTAAATCCGTGTCGGGGCATCAGAAAGCCACTTAAGGGCAAGCACCGCGAACGGACGATACATATCTGGGAGATTCGAAAGATGCTCCGCGCGATGGGGTATGACCGTCGCGCCCGTGTTGCCAGCATGGGCGAGGCCATCGCACATTGTTTCCTTCTGGCGCTTCGCACTGGAATGCGCGCTGGCGAACTTTGCGGCCTGACCTGGGAGCATGTCTATGACAAGCATGTCCACCTCCCAAAAACAAAAAGCGACCGTCCGCGTGATGTGCCTCTATCCACGCGGGCGGTCGCAATTCTGAAAAGAATGAAAGGGTGGGACGACAAGCTGGTGTTCGGCGTCAAGTCGGCTTCGCTGGACGCACTGTTTAGGAAGTACCGGGGGCGCGCGGAGGTGGACGGATTCACCTTCCACGACAGCCGCCACACCGCAGCAACGATGATTTCCAAGAGGATTGACGTGCTGGATCTGTGCAAAATGTTTGGATGGACCGATCCGAAGATGGCGATGGTTTACTACAACCCTCACGCATCAAGCATTGCTGCGCGATTGGGTTAGATACCGACGGAGTTCCGCGCCGGTAATACGCCCGTCCACCGGGCGAATCTTCCCTTCGAGAATGCGCTTTTGCAGCGTGTTGTAGCTGACGCCAAGGCGGGTGCAGGCATCTTTCAGGTGGTAGCACACCATGTCCTCAATTGCGTAGTTCGCGCCGATCCTTGCGGCTTCCACCAGCATCTGTTGAAGTTCGTGCTGTTCAAGTGTGAGTGTCATTGACGTCCCTCGCTTCTTACGCCGTCTTTATCTGCCTCGGCTTGTTCGGCCCGCCAATTCCGGTAGCGCTCCAGGCTTCCTTTAGCGCTGGCGGTCGGCGGCGTGATGCCCTGATGGTTGTCCAGCCACGCTTGCACCTCGCCGCCTGACCACATCTTGCGCAGGTGCGTCGGGAACAGGATTCGCATCGCCTCGCTGGCCTGGGGCGTAGCCGGCTGCATGCCTTGTCGAGAAAATCGCAAGACAGCGCGTACTTTGTCGGCGAGGTCGCGGCGCGAGTAAATGCCCGCATTGAACAGCGTGCCATCCTCGATTTTGTCCGCTATGACGCCTACCAGTCGCAGAGTTTCATCGCTCGGCTGCGCCTCCCCGGCCACAGGGGCGCTTGCCACCACCCCTGATCCTTCGCAATGCGAGCATTCTTCCTGAACGTCGTAGGCGTTCGGACCATTGCCGCTCAGCCGCAGAATTGTCCCGTTCCCCGTACAGCGAGGGCATTGCAGCACTACCGTATCGGCCACCGGCTCGCCCGCATGCACGCCCTCCGCGCGCAGCTTGGACAGCAGGGCGCGTAGGTTCGACCTTTCGCGTTCGGCTTGTTCCAGGCCGCTGCCGTTGTCGAACGGGCCGCCAAGAAAAGCCCAGGCCGATGCGAAGACCTGCGCCTGTTCCATGATGGCTTCGATTTCTTGATCTGCCGGCTGGGCGGCGTTGTTCTGGTCGGTCATGCAGACACTCCTGTAGCGATTCGGTACGATTGCGGTCTTTTCGGTGAGGTGAGCGTGTACAGCAGTGAGAGTGATGCCGCGGCCGCAGCGCTTAGGGCTGGCCGTGCAATCTGTTGGGCTGGCTGGATGTTGGTGGGCGCCGCCATAGTGCCAATAGCGGCGGCATTCGGCATTTGGATGCCCACAGGGCAAACCACAGCGCTGTGGTTCCAGCGCAGCGGCGCAATCACAACAGTCTTGTCTCTGCTCTCGATAGAAAGCCTCGCGTTCGGCATGTCGCAGTTGCTTCCGCCTAGAGGCGGATACGGAGATTTGTATAAGTTAGAAGAGGTGCCGAAGCACGCACCGAGCGCCGGTTGGTTGCGCGTAATGGCGATCATCATCACGTTCCTTGGAACTTTGATATGGGGGTACGGCGACTTGCTATTAGCTCAATGACGGCCATCACGCCTCCTTCCGCTGGGACTGCTGGGCGGCTTTGTTCTGGTCGGTCATGCTGCGTCCTTTGCCGCTGCGGCGGCTACGCGCTCAAAATGGAATACGATCTGCGCGCCGGTTTCGACGGCTAAGCCGAAGCGCAAGGCATGGCGATAGGTGGGGTAGTTGTCTGCCAGCACTTTGCAGGTGCGCTGAAGCTTCACGCGCCACGCTTCCAGGCTCATCGCGTGCTTGTCGATGTTGCAGGGCGGGCATGTAGTTGCTGGGGATATCGCGCTCAGGGCGAAGCGGCGCACCGCTCACGTATTTCCACGAGCGCTCACCGCGCACCATCTTCAGATCGCGCTGCACAGGCTCAAGGTGGTCAACGTGCCAGCGTTCCGGCAAGCGTTGGCCGCAATACGCGCATTTGCCGTCGAACATGGCGAAGACGCGGGCGCGCTCGGCCTTACTGATCGCCATTACGCCGCTCCCCGCCGACTCCAAGATGGGCGACGCCGATTGTTTCGACGGTCACATTGCGGGTGCAACCTTTGCCGCAGTTTTCAGAATGCAGCGCTTTCACATTGCCGGCGTTGCTTGTGAAGTAGACCCAGCGGCCGGCGTCATAGAACCTGAACACGGTGACGCCTTTGTGGGTGGACAGTTCGGCAACCGCGATGTCTTTGTTGTCAGTGCCGGAGACCGAGACAGGCTCTTTTGAGCAGGCCGTCAGCATTGCGGCCAACGCGATGCATATCAGCGTGCGCCAGGCGGTTCCAAATTTATCCAGGGCCATGCGCTTCATGTCGCGTCTCCTTCGGCCTGCTGCGTGGAAATGGCAGCTTCGTAATGCTCCGTAGAGCGATACCCTTTCGCCATGTGCAAGATGTTGGACGGCCGGCCGCAATGGCAGGCTGGGAAGGCGTCGGCGCGCTTGGCGTCGTACCACGCTTGGGCCTCGGTGCTGTAAAGCTCGTCCTCTGAGGGGATGTGACCTGGCCCCAACAGGCCGTTGCCTATCCACTGCATGGCCGCTTCTGCGCCCTTGCCGTGCCTCCATTCGATCCAGGCAGCTTGGTTGGCAACAACCATGTTGTGAACGATCTTGCTCAGTTCATCAATCACGCGTTGCTGACGCGCAGCATCCCGCTCAGCGGCGGCGGCTGTGGCCGTCCACCCCGCCGCAACAAGGGCGGCGCGCATTCGTTCGCGGAAGTGTTCGTGCGGGTCGGGGATCAACGCAGCGCGCGGGGTTTCGGCGAACCATGCATTTACAGCTGCATCGACCAATTCGACCGGGGGCGCATTCTCGGGGGCGCTCATGCGGTGGCTTCCTGTTCGGTGGGGATTTCGGCCTGGCCGGCAGCTGCCGCGGCTTGGGCCTGGAGGCGCTGCTTTTCGGCTTGCTTGGCTCGGACGGTTTCGACGGCACCGTGTGCGTCGAACAGATCGATAAGCGCGGCGGTCGGAATGGTGATCGTCTCGCTGGCTACGCGGCCTTCCTTGATGTCCACAAGGGTTGCGCGCTGGTTGGCGTCCAGGCCCTTGATAAACGTGTCCACGCCGCTGATGAGCGGTGATACGACCTTGCGGGGCAGGGCGCGGCCGTTGATGGTGCTGGGCGTCACGCGGGACTTGCCGGAGGCCTTGGCCTTTTCGAACTCGCCTTGCAGGAATGTGCCGGCACCCTCGCCATGCTTGGCAACGGCCTCAATGGCGGTGGACGCCTTGACTGCGCCCGACCGCACCAGAGCATGCACATCGCTGTTTGCGTGGGCCAGGGCGATCATCTTGGCGACCCATTGAGGGGACACCTGTTCCAGGCGGCTGATGCGCTCGTTGTCCCACTTGAAGCCCGCCAGCTTGGCGTAGCCGAACGCGGTTTCGAACGGTGTCAGATGCCGGCCCTGGGCGCTGCTGATGACGCGAGCGGTGCGGTCCGCATCGTTGCCGACGAACGCGGTGACATCAATCCAGACGACGCCGTCCTCATCCTGCAGCGGCGCGCCCGCGGCAATCGCACGACCGATCTGTGCATGGCGGCGGTGGCCGTCTACCAACCAAACGCCACCCTCGGGACGGGGGCGCACTTCGAGCGGCGGGATCTTGCCGCCCGCCATGATGTGCTGAAACAGGGCTTCGTCGTCGGCCTCGGCGCGCTCGCGTTCCTCGCCTTCCAGAAGATCGAGAGGGGTACGCAGGTTAAAGCCGGGTTCGACATGCAGATCCTCATATCGGGCCTGCATTGCGTGGGCGCGCTTGATTTCCTTGGACAGGATCTTTTGACGAAACGACACAGGGGCCGTGGATTCGGTCATGGCTGACACTCCGGGGAAGGTTGGGATACGATGCCCATTCCTAAAAGGAGGGCGGAAAGTGGAAGAGGTCGACGGTTTTCGCATTACCCGGGGGGCGACGCTGGTACAGGAGGGCTATTTGCCCGTGATCGAAGCATGGGGGCGGGCCGATGACGGGCGCGTGGCTAAGGGCTACGTGACCGTGACGCAGTACGGGGCATACGAAGAAAAGGACGATGCGATCAACGTTGCCCGTGCCGTCAAGGTGCGGGCGGTTGTGGTGGATGCAGGCGGCGTTTCTATCCGGATTGACGGTTACTGAGCCTCGCCCAGATGTTGCTGATGGTCTGCGGCGACACGCCGTAGCATTCGGCCAGGTCGTAAGTGGTCAGTTGCCCGCGGGCGGCCTGGATAAACTCGATTTCCTCGGGCTGCACTGGCTCGGCCTTGGGGTCTTCCCAGCGCAGCCGACGCCGAGGCAACGGTACGGGCGGAATCCACCCGGCGCGGTCACGCAGGATGAAGTCAATCCCGTTCATAAGACGATGCGCAGGATCCAGCCCAGCACCTGCGGCCCAAAGAGGAAGAACGCGGCCAGGGCCGCGGCGGCAGGCCACGCCCACCAGGGGATATCCGCGTCCTTGCTCCAGTTGCCCTTTCCGGCGTGATCCCGGGGCGCGATGAAATCGCAAAGCTTGCGGGCCAGGTTTGCGATGGACAGCAGCTTGCGGCGGCGCGCGGCAAGCGCGGTTGCGGTAATTGCGTTCATGTTGCTTTCCAGGGATCGGCCGCGACATAGCGGCGGTTGAGGTATTCGCAGGCGGGGACCAGGGCCACCGCCGCCAAGGCGAGCAGGGCCAGGCCCCACCAGATGGCGGGGATGGTTGACGGCATGGTGATTTGCGCGAACGCGCGGTGGTGGGCTTTGGAGGGCGTGCCGGGTAAGGCGGCCAGTGGTATCGAGAGAAAGTCACTTTCTGCGTCGGTGACGTTACGACGCCGGCCCGCTCTCCGAAGCTGCCCCGGTTAGGGGCGACAGAGGCGGCACTACTTCTTGATGCCGGAATTTACCTGCATATTGCCGGCCCTTTTGTCATGCCTAAAACTGAGTACGCGGACGACGTTGATAGAAGCTAAATTGCTTGAGCCGTAGCCGCAGTTGGCTTCGGCAGATGCAGTGACTCTGAACTTTCCTATGTTACTTGTTGATAGCACTGCCGAGGTTGAGCACGTCGATAAGTGCTTCGATGAAGCGCACGATTACAGCGAGCATGGATTACTCCGAGGTGACGAGGGAGAGCGTTGAACCCTGCGACGGATCAGAATTTCGTCGCCGTTGCAGGCCATTTAGGCCGCTCTTCTATGGCGACGAATGGTAAGCCGTTCTTAACGGCGGCCGTCCGAGCATGTAGGGCATGAGCCAGTGCGTTAACGCATAGACGGAGCACCATTTGGGCTCGCGCTGAAGGAGCGGCGCCCGCTGAAGGTCCGGCACGGAGAAGAGGCAGAATCAGACAGTACGGTTGCCATTAGTCCTCTGAGGAGAAAACCATGGAAATAACCTACAGTTCCCAGGCGCATTCTTACAACGCACTTCTTCAGGTCGCAGACGCAAGTCTTGCGCTCTGTCGCTATGGAGGAGAAGTAACGGTCGGAAGACTTTTGTCCGTGATTCAGCGCTTCGGGCTACAAGACAGGTTGGGTATCCGGCTGCTTCATAAGCACAACGACATTCTTCCAACTGAAATTATGTACGAAAGCTCGTTTATCGACCTCGAAGGATTCGCTCTTTCCACGAAGGCGGTTGCATATGCGAGTATCGGCTCCTTGGTGCCGAACAGCTGGCAATTCGTCGATGGATCGTATGTGCCCTGTGAGTACGCAGATCCTTCGCTCGTCGTTGACCCAGAAGTTGATCTGGGTACGTATGCTGAAGCGTTGCGGGAGGTCGGTTTGATCTTGCGAGAAACAGGTACGGAAAACCTGCTAGGCCTTTGCGTTCACTACAGTAGCTTCGTGGATCGGCACGACCCGTTTGAACGGTCGGCGCTTCTAGAGAAAACGGATGTCGAGGAGCGGGCCAATGTTGTTCGCTATGTCAATAGAGACGATCCCGCCTTTACCAACAGCGCCAAAACGAAATGGCGAGCTGTTCAATCAATCGATTCTGAAGGTAACGTTGGGTGGACTACAGCGTGCAAGTGCTTTTGCAGCGTGTTTCCCGAGGGTGGCCATGTAGGCACCAAAACACACCAGTACAACCCTGGAGGGCGGTCTTGATCCCCAGCTGACTTCGCGTTTGCGGCGCAACTCTACCTTCCGTAAATGTCGTTTGGTCGGCTCGGTTGTTCCAAAGGCTAATTGTCCTTCAAGGGAGTTGAACATGCGCTGCTCCCACCTGGATTGGCTGAACCGCTGGGATAAGAACAGACCGTTTCGGTAAGCGCTGACTCGCAACGCTGGCCGAAACCCGCTTTTCAGCGGTTCGGATGGCCGGGGTTATCGTCGCCACGCCCGGCTGGGCGTTGCCTGGGCGCGGTGGCCCAAGCACACAGGGTCCGGGGGCGCGCTGGCGCCTGGTTGTCCTGTTTCGCCCTTCCTCCCTCTCGGGGGCGGGCGGCCTAAGTTGTTAAAGAGCGGTACTGCTGCCTCGGTGTTGTTCGGTGAGGCGTTATAGAAATAGTAGCGAACGCTACGCTTTTGAGCAATAGCAAATGCTACGCTTTTTTGTAACGGGCGTGAAAAAGCCCGCGCTTTGCGGGCTTTGGGGGGAAGGTGGCCTAGTAGGCCGGCTGGCCCCAGAGGGCCAGTACCAGCACTACCGCCACCCAAATGATGGTCTTCATCATGAGGGCTCCAACATCCGGTCTTGATTGACCGAGTAATGGATAGTCATGATCAATTCCGGCTACTCAGGTCCCAAAGAAAAAGCCACCCGGAGGTGGCTTGTAAGTTGGCCCTAGTGGGCGGTAGCTGAAGCTTTTGCTAGCCGCTCTAGGCTAGTAAATGGAAGTACTTTTGCGACCGCTTGCAAAACCATCCCATCCTTGTTCAAGACGTCTGGGTGTGTCCGGTCGTCGACCACGACGGTAAATGACAAGTCGCTGTTTTCAGGAAGCGATTTTATGTCCAGGATTTTCTTGATCGCAGCGCTGACGGTGTTCGGATGGGAACCAGACGCTATAAATGGCTGGCCATCAACCGCGAAGTCAAGAGCATAGGATTGTCGCGTGATTCCGGAGTACGTAGGGAGCGCGACTATCTTGGACGTTGGCAGCCAGGAGCGAAGGCACATGCCCACCTCTTCAATGAACATCGTCAGGTCCGTGTCCAAATCGGAGTTTGCCCGCTCCCATTCCACAATGGCTAACAGTGCGCTCATATATTTCGCAAAAGCAGTGGGAGCATGTCCGTCGATTGCCCACACCTCCAATACACCCTCATCGGTCAGCCGCACACCGTGCGGCTCGGCGGTCTTCCTAAGGAATTTTGTCTTCCGCTTGTCATCCAGTTGGAGACCCGCGCCGAGAAAGTGCAGCATGACCATGCCATCATCAAAGAACCGCACTCGACCAGCGGCGGACTCGACAAACACCGGGACATCGTCGCCATCGACGAACGAAAACGGCGTGTCCAACATTGCGATGGACCCGCTATCGTTCAGAGGGAAGCACTGCATTCCCAGGAGGTCTGCAATTGTGGAGCAGATCACGATGTCAACTCGAAGTGTTCAGGATGATTAAGGGTTGGGTCAAAGGTTATGTTAGCTTGACGACAAAAGTACTGCATGACTTCCTTGTAACTCCAGCTGTCCCAAGATCGGTCGCCGTTGGTTCGTCCGCTGCCAAAGTGTTCGTGTGCTTCACCGTGAGAATCTTTGATTGGCTTAGGGGACCGGCGCACATCCAACTGGTACACGCGGGCAGCGCCAGATGGGGTCATCATGAAGACGCTGAACTTGTATGCACAGATCTTTGTTTTGGGACTACGGTAGAAGTACAGATCGACAAAAAGACCGCTCCGCGCACCCGTCGGGTCCAATAGGCCGGTGTCAGTCTTGTAAGTGCCGATCAGCTGTCTGTGCGGTGTCCAAGGGCGACAGTCCTCGCAAGTCCGAGGGATTGCAAGAATCGCCCTCGCTTCGGCTTCCGGTACCTTGTTCAATGCAGTCCTTTTTTATTCGATGGAGTGGTTAAGACCGCACCCACTGCCCAGCCTCATCATCCCGCAGCCTGGCGCCAGCCCATACGACCTGACCCAGCACACGTGCAGGGTGCCCATTCTCCAGAGGGATATCGGGGTAGGCTGGGTTGAACGAACGAGCAACCCAGCGGCCGGTTAGTTTGTCCTTGGCCACAGTTTTCACGATCATCTTGCCGTCGTAGTTGATGGCGTAGACGCCGCCGCCAGCCAGGTCGCGCAGCGTCAGGTCTTCGTTGGGGACAACGAGCAGGGCTGCGCCATCCTTGATGACGGGTTCCATACTGTCGCCTTTTGCATACACCACTCGGGCTTTGCCTGAGTCGGCGCCTACAGACCTCAAGAACGACCTACGGAACTGGATGACTCCGGTTTGATCTTCGGTATGGTTCTCGATGCCGTCGCCGGCAGCTAGGCGGACATCTGCCAGCTCAGGTACAGGCTCGAAGCTGTCGTTGGCAGCGACGCGCGCACCCGTGGTTACGTTGGCCGCGACCAAGATCTTCCTCGAACCGGCCGCCTGTTTGTCGAGCACTTCCGGCATTGGGAATGCGTCGTCGGCCGCATGAGTGTCGACCAATGAGCCACGGGTCGAACTAGCGGGCTTCTGCGCAGGTGTGGCGGTTACCTTAATCCCGATCTTCAACTGCGCAATTGCCAGCGCCAACGCTCCTTGAAGGGCGTTCAACTGAGCCGGAGGAAGTGCGCGCACCTCTTGCTCTGGGATCTCGGGAAAGGGCCAGGGTGCAGGTGAGGGCGGGCTTGATGTTTCTGTGGCGCCGTCGGCGTCAAACCAGCCCTTCATGCCGGGCATCGTCTCAATGGCCCAGATGGTCTTCTCCGTCACGGGCCGAATGCCGGAAATCATCTGACGAACAAAAGCGCCGTCCTTGTAGCCAAGCCGGCGTCCAAAGTCGGTTTTGTTCCCTTGCGATACGTGGTCCACGGCAGCCGCTAGGCGCGCAATCCGGAACTCGTTTAGTTCAACCTCATTCATGCGCGGAAAAGTAGCATGTGCTACGGGTGCATTTGCTACTTGCGAAACGTAGCAAACGCTACTAGTATGTGCGAATGGACCTGAACTCATACCTGTCTTCCCCTGGCGCCCTGACTGTGGCGCAACTCCGTGCGCGCATGGTTGAGCTTGGCTACGACGTCAAGAACGACGCGCAGATACGGCAGTGGCGCACTCGGTACAAGGACCGGCTCCCATCTCCCGAAAACTGTGTCGGCTTGGAACTGGCCACGGAGGGCGCTATCCGCCGGCAAGACCAGCGGCCGGATGACTTCTCGCGTATCTGGCCTGAGCTGGCTGGCGAAGAGGCGAGGGCGGCATGACATCAATGCACCGCATCCAATCGCGTTCGGTTGTCGCTCGACAGGAGTCCTCCCATGCATAGCCCCAACAAGCCCCCCGTTGCTTCCGACGCGAAAGGCAGGGCGGAGCCTCCAGGCTTTGAGTATCAATTTCTTGAAGACTCCGCGCCTCGGCGATTTAAGCCTCTTTCTGGCCGGTCATCGTCGCAAGAAGGCCATGGGCCTGCTTCAGAAGATCGTGTTGAAGCTCAACAACCGTCTGCCGTTCCGCAATCGGCACCAGTGACGAGAAGTTGAGGCGCTGTCCTTTTCCCAGGTCCATGTCGATAGTCGCAAGCCATAGGCCCTCACCGCCGCTTTCGACGGTCACACGAGTATTCGAACTTTTCAAGGTCAGTCCTTTTTAGAAATGGTTGTTGTTGAGGAACGCCAATCATATCCGTGTGGGACTGACCACCCATCTTCAGGAGTTCTTGCATGCGTAAAGCTGCCCCTATGACTTTCGGTGCTCGCCTCGCGGCTCGTCGTTTCACTAAGGAAGAGATTGCCTGGTTCTTCAACGTCCCGACGGAGCTGCTGAGCGAAACCCCGCCCGTGCAGGCTCCGCCGCCGGATACGCGCGACAAGATCCAGATCGGACCGCTGGACGTGTAGGTGGCAAATCGTTTTTCCATGCAGCGCATCGTAAGGCCGCTGCTCAGCAATAGATACGTTCAGGAACTCAAGAAATGAACATCACCACTGCTGCCGATCTCACGGTGCATGACTACAAGGGTGGCAGCGAGGCGCTGGGGGCGGTAATTGGCATGTCGCCGGCCGTCTTGCGCAACAAGGTCAACCCAAACAATACGACGCATCACCTTTCGCTGGTTGAGGCGGATCGAATCGTGCGCCTGACGGGCGATGCCCGCATCCTGGCCGCGTTTGCGCATGGCAACGGCTATTTGCTGGTCAAGGCGCCCGAGAACTGCGCCGAAAGTGATGTGTCCGTGTTGGAGCAGGTAGCGGCGCTGATGGTCGCTCACGGCACGTTTGGTCAGGAGGTGTACGACGCCCTGGCCGATGGTGGCGTTGATCAGCAAGAAATGAAGCGAGTGGATGCGGCCGGCCGCGCCCTTATGGAAGCGGTGGCGGGCGTTGCGCGCCGCCTGAGTGGGATGGCCGAAAAATGATGCACCGTGGAACGTCTGGAGTACCCGTGCGGGCTCGTGTCCCGTCCACGGAGCGTAAGGGGGCGGCGCTGTCGCGCGCGGCTGCAATGATGTGCAACGGCGCGAAGTTTCAGCGGTGGGTTGTTTCCCGCGTCGGCGCCGCCCCTGAGGGCGTGTCGGCCCAGCAGCACGCTGCACAGTTTGTCCGCGATGCATGCGGCATCACAAGCCGCGCCGAGTTGGATCACAGCGCCAAAGCGGCCACGCTCTTTCATGAGGCCGTGCGCAAGCCCTTTGTGGACTGGAGCGGCGTCTATGACTGACTGCCTGCACATGTTCCGGGGCTACCGCGTGCCGCCTGCCACCGTGGAAGCGGTCAAGCAGGCCATCATCGACACGCCGCGCCGCGTCGATATCAAGGCGCTACAGGGGATCGTGCTTCCCGCCCTGGTGGCGGTGGACCCGTGGCCCAGCACATCGCGCACTGAGGCTGCCGCCCTTGCGGTGCAGTCATTCCTGTTCGATGCGAGCCGGGCCGGCCTGGTCAAACGCCGCACGAACGGCTGGAAGTTCCCGTACTGGTGGCGGGTCAAAGCTTCTTCGGGGGCGCAATGTCCTTGATGCGCCGCACCCCCCTCAAGAACAAGACCCCCATGAAGCGCGGTGCGACCCCTCCTCAGCGTTCGGCCTTCAAGGCCACCGCGAAGCCACTGCCGTATCGCCGCAAGAAGCCGCGCGCGACGAAGACCATGTACCGCAATCGGGCCTTGCTGGATCTTGCCAAGGGGATGCCCTGCACGCTTCAGGTGCCTGATGTGTGCTGCGGCGACTCCGCCACAGTGGTTGCGTGCCACTCGAATCAGTCGCGTCATGGCAAGGCCGGATGGCTGAAAGCTCACGACTGGGCCACTGCGTGGGGCTGCGCTACGTGCCATGCCTATATCGATCAGAACCAAACCGGCGCCACCTATGAAGAAAAGGTTGCGCTGTGGGAGGCTGGATTTAAAGAAACCCGATTGACGCTGATCGTGCTGGGGCTATGGCCACTCGATGCAGAGATTGGGTATCTGGCGCTTTACGGAGCCACCGAATGAACTACTACAGCCACAACATCGGCGACTACGCCCAGGCCACGATGCATTTGAGCCTGATCGAAGACGCCATCTATAGCCGCTTACTGCGCCGCTACTACGCCGAGGAACAGCCGATCAAAGACGATCTGCAACAGGTCTGCCGGTGGGTGGGGGCGCGCACCGAGGAAGAGCGCGCGGCCGTGCCGATGATCCTGCAAGAGTTCTTCGAGCTTGTGGATGGGGCATGGCGCAATAAGCGAGCGGATAGCGAAATCGCGGCGTACCAGCAAAAGGCGAAAACCAACCGGGATAACGGGAAGGCAGGCGGAAGGCCCAAGAAGAAACCCAACGAAACCCAGTCGGTTTCTGATGGGTTGCCAGAAGAAACCCAAACGGATGCGAAGGCAAACCCAGTCGGTGGCGAGCAAGAACCCAGTCGTAACCCTAACCAAGAACCAAGAACCAATAACTATTCCGTTCCTAGCGGAACGGGCGGCACGCCGCCGCAGCCGCCATCAGCCGTAGAGAAGATTTTCGCCTTGGGCCTGCCCTTGCTGATCGCTGCCGGCCAGCCCGAGAAGCAAGCCCGCTCCATGCTGGGCATGTTCCGCAAGGGCCACGACGACGCCGACATCGTGCGGGCCATCCAGCAATGCGTGGATGACCAGGCCATTGAACCGGTTGCCTACCTGCAACGTGTCCTGCGGTCCGGTGCGGCACGACCCAGCCGCCCGCAGAGCGCGGCCCAACGGCGGGCGTCTTGGAACGAAGAAATGGGCGCGTCGCTTTCGCAAGGCGTGCCGCAAACCGAAATCGACATGGGGATCATCGATGTCACAACTCACTAATCCGACCGCTGGCAATGGCATTGGCGATTTGGTGGTCGCTGAATTGCGCCTCATGTACGGAACGAAGTTTGCCCAGGCGTGGGAAGGGCTCACGCCGCGCGAGGTCAAGCAGTCTTGGAATCAGATGTTGGCCGGCTTTACCGAAGCGGAGGCCCGCGTGGGCATCGTTGCATGCTTGAGCCGTGACTGGCCGCCCACGCTGCCCGAGTTCATCCGCTTGTGCCGCCCCTGGATGACGCCCGAGGTTGCGTTCCATGACGCGGTGGCGGGTATGACCGCGCGCCGCCATGGCGAAATCGGGAACTGGGCGCACCCCGCGATCTACTGGGCAGCGGTGGCCGTTGGTACGCATGATTTGCTGAACTGCGGCTATGCGGTGCTGAAGGCGCGGTGGGAGCGGGCATTCGGTGACGAGATGGCACGCGGCCAATGGCACCCGGTCCCCACGCCTGCTCCTGCATTGCCCGCGCCGGGTGCTACCCAAGCCACGCCGGAAGAAGCGGCCAAGGCATTGAAGGCGATGGGGGCGGGCGCGATCCTGAACGAGTCGGGGCGCGACCCCCGCCGAGGGGCCAAGCGCATTTTGGACGCTGTGAAGAAGGGCGGCACGCAGTACTCGCCCACGGTGATTGCCATGGCGCAGGCTGCGATGGACGCTTACCCGGACCAGGGGGCGCGAGCATGAGCGCAATGGCACGCAACAAAGGCGCGTCGTATGAGCGCAAGGTTGCCAACATGCTGACCGAGGCAACTGGCAAGGTGTGGCGGCGGCGCGTGCGCAACGCGGTCGGCGATAGCGACGTGGTTGCGGACGATCCTGCATTCGCGCGGATCAGCATCGAATGCAAGCACGCCAACACGCTTTGTCTACCCGCATGGTGGCGCCAGGCGCAGGAGCAGGCCGGGGAGCAGGGCGTACCGGTGCTGATCTACAGACAGACGGGGGCGCGTGGCGAATCGGTGATGGTCGATGCCCACGACGTGAACCCAAAGATCTTTCCTGTCCGGGGGCGGTACACCGTCACGCTGGGGTGGGAAGCGGCAATGCAATGGATGCGGGAAATGCTTCCCGCGAAAGTGACTTTTTCCCCGGGAATTTATTGATGACGACCTATACGCTTTCTCGCGTACCTTCGGCCCCGGCCGTGAAAGAAAAGCCCGAGGCGCTTTTCCGTAGTGCCCATGCTGCGCTGGTGTACGCGTTGAATTACTCGATGCAGCAATATGACCGGCCGTTGATGAACAAGGCGATGTCCGGCAAGCCGGAAGGCGAAGGCAAAGGCCTCTCGGGCATTGATGGCGCAGGGCAGGCGGGCATGATACGCGCGCAACTGAATCGCCTGCCGCCCTTGTACCGCGCCGTCCTGATCGCCAGCACCGCACAGGCCGAATTCCCGTGCGATTGCAAGGCCGCTTGTTGCATTGGTCGAAAGGTGAACCCGGAATGGCAGGACGCTATGAGCGAGGTAACCACGGCGGCTGCGGCGGGCGCACTGTCGGGTTGCGTGTCGAACGGCCGATTGCGATCCGCGTTGATTCAGCGGTTGCTGGGTGCTAAAGCAACTTTGGCCGACCTAGCCGAGCGGCACGATGTCGATGAGAAAACTGCGGGGGCGCACAGCGCGAAGCTGAAGCGATGGCTTTTCGGGGGCGCCGGCGCAGCGCCAGGCGTGCATCAACAGGCGAGTCGAGCGTTTTCTGAATGTCTCCAGGCGTCAGGTTTGATCGATCCGGTAGACGCCTAAACAAAAAAGTCGTTGACCGGTGGTGTTTTTTCCCCCAATATAGGCGCCGAACGGATACGGTATATTACTGCGTCCATGAAAAGCCCGCCCGCGAAATGGCGGGCTTTTTTGTTTGTTCGCGGCGATGCGTGAGGACTAATGGGCCACTTGTGGGGGGCCAGGGCCAAACCATCCCAAGGCATTCAGCAGCTGTCGCTTGAGGTCTGCGGCTTGCTCCCTGTCAAGAATGAAAACAAATGAGCCAGGCGTCTCCTCTGCGGCGGAATCCGCCAGGGGAATATGTTCGACGCGCATGATCACGGCGTTGAGTTCCCCTTCCAGTGCCCCCACTTCAAAGCTGACGGCGCGGGCGATGTTCGCTTCCGGATTATCAATCATGATGTAGCTCCGGAGTGAACCCCGCGGACTTTCACATTAGCACTCAGCCCACGTGCGGGGAATAGTGAACATGCGCCGGGCTGCCTAGCCTCTGAATCGCCCGGTACTGCGTTCCAAGCCAGCTAGGCCGGATCAGTCCGAGCCCTTTCTATCCCTGCTACGTCAGGCTGCGTCAGACGGCAGGCAACCGCGAGAAGCGCCGTCCCGTCAGACAATTGGTAATTGTTCTCGCCGTGCCACGAAACGGGCTGCCCGTCCCGCAAGCAGCAATAGAAAAAGGCCTGTTGGCCATCGTCGCACGGCAGTGATCGGCATCTCCGTTCGATGATGTACGTCACCCCGTCGCGGTCAACTGCGACAAGCTCCATAGGCCGTTTTGTGTAGTGTGCCTCCATGACGCCCCTCCGTTTACTTTAGGGTCTGTTCCCAGATGTCATTTGGTCACTGTCGTCTTGGGGGGTCAATACAGCTTTAGCCCACATCCGATGCAAACACCGGCGCTAATCAGGGTTACTCCTATCATCGCGAGGTTTGCGCTACATGGTGAGGGTAAGCCCGGCTCCCTACATAATTGTGGGAGGAATAAAGTGCTTAAGTCGGTCAACGGGAGCCGCCATGAAGCCACCAAACGCACTGAAAGGCATATCTGCCGCAATCGGTCTGTTGGAGCATCGCGTAAACGCGCTGCGTGCAAAGAGAAGAGCCCTGGCTGTTCGCGAAATTGTTCGTTTGATGCGTCAGTCGCAAATCGAGCCGGATGACATAACGGCCGCATTTCAGCTTTCGTCGGATTCCTCGACTGCTCCGGTACCGCGCTTCGATGGACGATCTCGAGTCGCGCCAAAGTACCGAGACCCGGAGACGGGACAAACATGGACCGGGCGAGGTGTCATTCCACGTTGGCTCGCTGCCGCCGAATTAGAGGGCCGCGATCGCCGACACTTTATCGTCGAACAGCCAACGCAACATTAGGCGCGGGACGTCGCACCGGACCTTTGCGGCTAAGATACTGAACCCGGACACAGGGCAGCGGCGCCTGCGTTTTCCACTGCCTCCACATCCGCGAGCAACCACAGGACTTTATCGACCAGTGCGGCGACTGGCCGTTGCTGCGCGCTTTAAAAGCGCGGACATATTTGTGGTGCTGATGGGAATGACAGGCCCTGGCGCGGATGTGTATTGAAGTTCTGCCCAAGCGCAGTCGGAGACGAGGCGGAAGTGGTCTTCGATATGTGAGAGGTTGACGTCACTGCCAACCGTTATCCTCATCCGCATAAATCTATCCCCTCGCGGCGGCTGATTCAGTATGTCCTCTAGAATTAAGGCAAGCTGTAGCGCTGCGCCATTCGCAGCCATATCTTGATGCGCCACAAGCAAAACCTGGATCGGTCCCTTCGGAAGTGGCTCCCACCCTGTGAAGCTTTCTTCAAGGGAAATTTCTTCGGGGCATCTAGAACATATGGCTGTGACCGTCTCCAGGTCGCCAACCAGTGCAACTAGAAATTCTGTAGTGCGGGATGAAGCTTCGCTCATAGGATGGGAATCACTTTCTTTCGCCGTGTGCGGGGAACATAAAAGTCTAAGTGGATCAGGGCTTTGCCGAAATGCACGCTTGCAACTCGTCGAGGTGCGCGGGCTTGGAAAGCCATGCGTCTACTCCCGGAGGCAAAGGCCCCGATTCGTATTCGCTGACCGTACCGCTAAAGACAATGACGCGGGCTCGACCTCGGGACAGGACTTTTAGGTCAACGGCCAAATCTAGGCCAGACGTGCCGGCAAGCTGTACATCGAGCAGAATCGCATCGGGCGCAAAGTCAACTGTCGCACGTAGAGCGGCCTCATCGTCGGGGGCGATCTGGACGGTGATGTCGCTATCCATCATTAAGCACTCTGCTGTCAGCTCGGCTGTGGCCGCATCGTCGTCAACGATTAGAACGCGCATGAAGGCCCCCGATTTATCCGATTGAAATGTCCAGGCAGCGGCCGCGTTCGCGAGATGTCGCCCCATCGATTCCAGCTCTGAACTGTGCGCCCGATCTAGTAGGCGGTCAATCGGCGGCTTGTCCTTTTTGACCCTCCCTACAGGCCCTCTACCGATTTCTTTGGAGCCGTCGCCGCCAGACGGCGTGCGATTGGTGGCACCCGCCCTGAATTAATGAGGATGAAATGGCGAGACGAACCCTATTACCGTGCCGCCATCGCGGCTGTTCCGCGTTGGTCCGGATTTCTGGTTTCTGCGACGAGCACGCCGCAGATGCAATTGGATGGAAGCGAAGTCATCTGCGAGGCAGCAGGCGTGAGCGTGGCTATGGGCCGGAATGGGATAGGCTGCGTAGCCTAATCCTTAAGCGGGACCGCCATCTGTGCCAGTGCTGCGACTGCGTGAACACGGCCCGTGTCCTGCCCGCAACGGAGGTCGACCACCGCATACCGAAGTCCGAGGGCGGGACAGATGCACCCGACAACCTGTGTGCAATCAACAGCGATTGCCACAAGCGCAAGACAGCCAAGGAAAGCGCCAGGGCACGCGCGAGAGCGAAGCCGTAGCGAATCCCCTCGGCGGTCGTCATCGTCTCGTGGCAGGCCGCTGCGGGCACACCAGGCGCCATGGCGCGGGCCTCCTAGGGAGGAGGGGGGTGGGTCAATTTCTGGCCCGAACGCACACCGGACGGCCCGTTCCGTCTTTTTTTTACGCCCGCGAAAAATGAAATTTAGCGGTCAGCGCGATTCGCGCAGTCTTTGATCAAAGGAGCGGGGCCATGCCGGGAGTAGCAGGGCGCTCCGGACGTAGGCCCAAGCCGGTAGATAAGAAGCTGGCCGCCGGAAATCCGGGAAAGCGCAAATTAAATACTGATCAGCCCGACTTTACGCTGGTTCGGACAGTGGATTGTCCAGAGTGGATGGGGGAGTTTGGCCGTGCCTTGTGGGACACCGTGGTGCCGCAGTTATGCGGCCAACGGCTGATCCTCGCCACCGACGTGCAAAATCTAGAGGTGTACTGCGCTGCCTACAACCAGTTTCGCGAAGCGGAGCAGCACATAGCGCGGAACGGCCTGGTCGTGGATGGCGCGCAGGGCGGCGCGGTAAAGAATCCAGCTTTGACGGCAAAGAACGAGGCAGTCAAGCAGATGGCAACTTATGGGGCGATGCTCGGCCTGGACCCGTCCAGCCGTCAGCGTTTGATTGGTCCCAAGAAGCCCAACGAGAAAAACCCGTTTGCGGCGCTCCTGGGCGGGGGCTGATGTATGGCGGCGCCGCAGTATCCCCGGGTAGCGCAGGCGCTGAAATTTGCAAAGAATGTCGTCAAGGGAAAGGTGCCTGCATGTCGGTACGTGGTGCTGGCGTGTCAACGCCACCTTGACGACCTGGCAGCGTCCAAGGCAGCGAGTTATCTCTACCGCTTCAACGCGGCGGAGGCAGAAAAAAAGCTCGCTTTGATCGAACTCATGCCCCACACAAAGGGAGAGTGGGCCTTTAAACAACAGTTGGTCACGCTGGAGCCGTGGCAGAAATTCGGATTGGCGTGCACTTTCGGCTGGGTTCACAAGAAGGGTGGCCTTCGTCGGTTTCGAGAGTCGTACTGGGAAGTTCCCAGAAAGAACGGTAAGAGTGTTATCGCGGCTGGCGTCGGCATTTCGATGTTTGCAGCCGACAACGAGTTCGGCGCTGAGGTGTACTCGGGCGCGACCACTGAAAAGCAGGCCTGGGAGGTTTTCCGGCCGGCTCGCTTGATGGTTCAGCGTTCTCCCGGCCTGGTTGAATACTTGGGCATCGAGGTAAACGCGCAGGCCTTGGCCCGCCCGGAAGATGGAAGCCGGTTCGAGCCGATCATTGGCAACCCTGGCGATGGTGCATCGCCATCTTGCTCAATCGTGGACGAGTACCACGAGCATGATTCAGCGGTTCTGTACGAAACGATGCTGACCGGCATGGGAGCGCGCCGGCACCCCCTGATGTTCATCATTACGACCGCTGGCGCCAACATCGAAGGCCCGTGCTACGACAAGCGGCGGGAAGTCATCGAGATGCTGGAGGGGCTTGTCCCGAACGATGAGCTGTTTGGGTGGATATGGACCCTGGACGAAGGCGACGATTGGACAGATCCCAGGGTGTTGGCGAAAGCAAACCCCAATATGGGCGTGTCGGTGTATGCCGAGTACCTAATCAGCCAGCAGCAGCGCGCAATCAAGCAGGCTAGGTTCACCAATACCTTCAAGACGAAGCACCTAAACCTGTGGGTGACCGCCAAAACTGGATTTTTCAACCTTCAGCAGTGGGAAGCCTGCAAAGACGAGACGCTGCGCCTTGAGGATTTCGAGGACGAAAGTTGCTTTCTTGCGTTCGACCTCGCGCGCAAGCTGGACATGAACAGCATGGCGCGTGTTTTTTGCCGGGTCATCGACGGCAGGCGCCACTATTTCAGTGTGGCGCCACGTTTTTGGGTTCCCGAAGATACCGCGAACGACTCGGACAATCGGCGCATGGCCGAGCGCTTTCAAAAGTGGGTGAACACGGGCCATCTGTACACGACGGATGGCGCGGAAATCGACTATCGGGAGATTCTTGCGGAGGCTGTGGATGCACACAGCCGCAATCCCGTTGAGCAATCGCCGATTGACCCGAGCGGCGCGACAAACCTATCGCACCATCTGGACGATGACGGACTCTCGCCCGTCACCATCGTGCAGAACTACACAAACATGAGCGATCCCATGAAGGAACTCGAGGCGGCCATTCGCTCGGGCCGCTTTCATCACGACGGGAATCCAATCATGACATGGTGCATTGGAAACGTCATCGGCAAGCACTTGCCGGGTAATGACGACGTTGTTCGACCTATCAAACAGGGCAACGACAACAAAATCGACGGCGCTGTGGCGCTGATTATGGCGGTTGGCCGCGCAATGCTGTCAGACCGTGGCGGTTCGGTGCTGGATAACCTGACCGATGACGACATTCTGGTGATGTGACATGAAGAATCTGCTGATTGATGCGGCTGGCCTGGCTGGCTTTTGCTGCGTGGCGACCGGGGTGTATGTGCAATTCGGTGCCGGCCCCGCACTTCTGGCCGCCGGTTCCTTGCTGCTCGCATTTGCGCTGCGCGCCGCTGCCGGGGGGAAGCGATGATCTTGTCTTCGCTTTTTGAAGGGCGCAGCCTGGAAAGCCCCTCTGTGCCGCTGACTGGCCAGAACCTGCAAGAGTACTTGCACGGGGAAGGCAAGCGCATCGCAGTGACGCCGGAGGCGGCTCTTTGCCTGTCAGCGGTATATGCGTGCCACTACGTGCTGTCCAGCAACGTGGCGCAGCTGCCTGCGGTCGTTCTGCGCCGTCAAGGGAACCGGATAGAACCAGCGACCGACCATCCGGCTTTTGATCTGGTCCATTCCAAGCCGAACGACTGGCAAACCAGCTACAAATGGCGCGAGACGAAGCAGCATCACGTCTTGGGTTGGGGAAATGGCTACACGCGGATCGTGAGACGCCGTTCCGGCGAACTTCAGTCGCTGGAGTTCTGCTTGCCATGGGCTACCACGCTGATTAAGCCCGCTGGGCGATGGATCTATAGCACGACGGACGAAGATGGCAAGGCGATGGCCGTGGCGCCGGAAGACATGGTGCATATCCGCGCATTGGGCTCGTCTGGCCGAATGGGCAAGAGCATCATCCAGCAGCACGCTGACATGCTCGGGTTGGGCCTCGCTGCGCAGCGGTATGGGCGAGAATTCTTTGAAGGTGGTGGCCGCCCGACCGGAATTCTCACCGTCAAGGGCGACCTCAACAAAGATACCTGGGGGCGGCTGCGGGAGTTCTGGAGTAAGGCTGTGTCGCGGCTTATCCAGTCGGAGAACAAAACGCTTCTGCTGCCGGCAGACCTTGACTATCGCGCGCTGACCATTCCGCCAGAGGCCGCGCAGTTCCTTGAAACGCGAAAGATGAACCGCACTGAGATCGCGGCCATCTATAACGTGCCAGCGGACATGATCAACGATCTGGAGCGCGCCACCAATTCGAACATCACGGAGCAGAGCATTCGCTTCGTGCGCTACTCGATGATGCCTTGGGGCGTGAATTGGGAGCAGGAACTCAACAGCAAGCTGTTCACACGCGCCGAGCGACGCGCCGGCTACTACGTCAAGCTGAACCTTGCCGGACTGCTGCGCGGTACGCCGAAAGAGCGGGCGGAGTTCTATCACGCGGCCATCACTGATGGCTGGATGGACCGTAATGAGGTCCGCGCCCTGGAAGACCTCAGCCCCCGTGAAGGGCTGTCGGATTTGCTTATCAGCGTCAATGCTAAGCCGGCCGCTGAGGTCGGAAAGCCGCCGGCAAACCCGCCGGCTGAAAGCCAATAGGGACAACCATGAAAGACCTTGAAATGCGCACGCTGGGCAACCAGCCGTGTGAGCTTCGCACGTCTGGCGAAGGTGAAACGGAGCGCCCGCAGATCGCTGGCTACGCCGCAGTGTTCAACACGCGTAGCGCGCTGCTCTTCGGCACGTTCGTGGAGGAAATTGCCCCTGGCGCGTTCGATGACGTCATGGGCGATGACGTACGGGCGCTCTTCAATCACGACCCGAATTTCGTCCTGGGGCGTACGCGAAGCAACACGCTGCGGCTGGAGATTGACTCTCGTGGCCTCGCCTACACCATCGACCCACCGGAAACGCAGACGGTCCGCGATCTCGTACTGACGCCGCTGAAACGCGGAGACGTGACTGGATCGAGTTTTGGCTTTCGCGTCGCGCCGGATGGCGACGAGTGGCGCCGCGAAGGCGAAATCATCGTCCGAACGATCCACAAGCTGGCTGAACTGCGCGACGTGTCGCCGGTCACGTACCCAGCTTATGGCGATAGCCACGCCGCCCAGCGTTCGCTGGAAAGCTGGAAGAAGATGGCCGAAAGCGTCCAGGATCTGGCCGCCAAAGCTGTACACGAGCGTCGCGCACGCGAGCGCTTCCTTGAACTGACCTCTCTCACATCAATTTAACCGGAGTCGATATGACCCTTGCAGAACTGAAGCAAAAACGTGCGCGGATCGCTGCTGAAATGCGCACGTTCCACGACGCTCAAGGCGAAACCGCCTGGGGCGACGAGCAGCGCTCCAAATGGGACGGCATGAAGGCCGACCTGAAGAAGCTGGACGAGCAGATTCAGCGCGAAGAAGAATTGCGCGATACCGAGCAGCGTTACGTCGAGGACAACGCCGGCAAGTTGGCAGCGGAAGCCGCCGCTGCGGCGGGCAACGGAAGCCCCGACGAGCAGCGCACCCAGGCATTCATCAAGTTCGTGCGTCATGGCGCAGGCGAACTGACCTCGGAAGAGCGCAAGATGTTGCTGGAAGCCCGCGCTCAGGGCGTGACTGGCCCGGAGAAGGGTGGCTACACCGTTCCGACGACGTTCCTGGCTAAGGTGCAGGAATCCATGAAGCAGTACGGGGGCATTGCCAGTGTCGCGCAGGTGCTGGTTACTGACGGCGGCAATCCGATCGAGTGGCCTACGAGTGACGGCACCAATGATGAAGGCGAGCTGATCGGCGAAAACACCGACGCCGGCGAAAAGGACGGGGAATTCGGCATGGACGCACTGGGCGCCCACAAGCTGACCTCCAAAGTGATTCGAGTGTCGAACGAGCTGCTCTCGGACTCGGGCATCGATATGGAGATGTACTTGGCGGGTCGCATCGCCTCGCGTATCGGCCGTGCCGAATCCCGCCTGATCGTCATGGGTACGGGGACCGGCTCGCCCGCCCAGCCCAAGGGCTTGGCCGCGTCTGCCTCTGTCGGGAAACAGACCACCGCTGCGGGGGCTTTCACCTGGAAGGAAGTGAACGGCTTGATTCACTCTATCGATCCGGCCTACCGCAATGCGCCCAAGTTCCGCTTGGCGTTCAACGACGCCACGCTGCAAGCCCTGGAAGAAATGGAAGACGGCAATGGCCGCCCGCTGTGGATTCCTGGTCTCGACTCCAACGCGCCGGCCCGGCTGCTCAAGTACCAGTACGTGATCGATCAAGCCATTCCGTCGGTGGCCGCCGGTGCGAAGTTCATGTTCGCGGGCGACTTCGATCAGTTCATCCTGCGCCGCGTTCGCTACATGGTGCTCAAGCGCCTGGTGGAGCGCTACGCCGAATATGACCAGACCGGTTTCCTGGCTTTCCACCGCTTCGGGTGCGTGTTGCAAGACACTGCGGCCATCAAGGCATTGCAGGGCAAGGCTGCCTAACTACTTTCGGGGCGGGCTGAGCAATCGGCCCGCTGACCTCAATGCTCGATTTGGAAGAAGTTCGAGAGCAGCTGCGCATTGAAGCCGAGGACACCAGCGATGTATTGCTGGGTCGGTACGTGGGCGCGGCTGTGCGGAGATTCCAGGCGCGGACACTTCGTCAGCTTTTCAAAACTGCGGCGGATATTCCTGAACCTGCTCCTGCCAACGCGCTGGTTCTTGAAGATGATGTGGTGCTGGCGCTGCTTTTGCTCATCGGTCACTGGGACAAGAACCGCGAGGCCGCCACCGATCTCGAGCTTGCCCCGATCCCGTACGGCTTCGAGGAACTGGCCGCGCCATACCGTTGGTGGCCGGATTAGGAGGGACCATGCAAAAAGCAGGCAACCGCAACCGCCGAGTGTCGATTCTTCGTCGCGAAGAGGGCAGAGACGCTGCAAACGAGCCGCTTGAGCGGTGGACGGTCGTGGGGAAGGCCTGGGCCTCCATACGCTTCGTCTCGGGCGTGGCGGCGATCAAGGCGGGCGCTGAGCAGGAGATTGCCAAAGCCAGTGTACGTCTCCCGTATAGACACGACGTGGTGATGGGGATGCGCATCACGCGGGGGGCGGATACCTACGTGGTGGATGCGGTCCTCCCCGATGAAGAGCGCCGGCAACATGTTGACCTTGTTTGCCGCTTGCTATCTGCGAGGGAGACTTGAGCGATGAGACAGGCCAGAAAGCACAGCGCCCGTTCGGTCGCGTTCTCGTTTGAGGGCGACATTGCCGGCCAGGTCGCCGCGTTTGTTAAGCAGGTGCAGGAAGAAGCGGTGCGCCCGGCGGCACACGCGATGGCAGTTGTTCTCTATGACGAAATGCGGGCGCGGGTTCCGTTCCATATGGGAAAGCTCCGGGCTGCTATCTATCGCTGGTTCGATGCGTCCGATTCCGGCCCGGATAGAAAAACCTACTTGGTTGGCGTGAATAAAAGCAAGGCTCCCCACTGGTGGCTGGTCGAGCATGGCCATTGGCGCAAATACGCCGTGCTGAGGCGGCCTGACGGCTCGTACGTCACGCTGAAGGACCAGCCGCTAAAAACGCCTGTCTTCGAGCCGGCGCAACCGTACCTGCGGGTATCGATCGATGCGAAGCTAGGCGCAGCGGTTGAGGCTGGGCGGCGCCGAATGGCGGAAAAGCTCGGGGAGATTCTGAATGCTTGAGCCGATGATTGTTGCCGCCCTTGCCCCTCTTGTGGAGGGCCGCGTATTTCCCGATACCGCAGCCGGCGACACGCCCATGCCGTTCATGACGTACCAACAGGTCGGGGGGCGCGATGTCGTGTTTGTGGACGGGGAAACGGCGGACAAGCAGGGCGCTCGCGTCCAGATCAATGTCTGGGCGAAGTCCCGCCTGAACGCATCCGGCCTGATTGCGGCTGCCAGGGCGATCCTGTGCGGGGCGCCGACGTTTGCTCGGCCCGAGGGTGGACCGGTGTCCCTCACGGACCCGATCACCGGGTTCAAGGGCGCCACGCAGGATTTCATGATCTGGCACGACACGCTATGACGACACCTCATGTATCCACCGGCTCTACGGTCGGTGTCAGCGCCGTCCTTCCGTCCACGTTGACGCGCTCGGCGTTCGACGCATTGGCCTATACGCCTGTCCGTGGCGTCCGGGTGCTGAGCTGCCTGGGCAAGTCGTATCAGAACGTTCCCTTTCACCCCATTGGCGCGGCGGTCCCTTATCAGCGACGTGTTGCCCAGGCCGCCGCTTCGCTACCGCTGGAGATGTACCGCCTGGTCGATCCGGGCCAGGCCTTGCTGCGCGCAGCGCTTGATTCTGAATCCAGCTTCAGCTTTCGCGTAACGGTTCCGGGTATCGGGCATCACTATTTCACCGCCCGCGCCTCTAGCCGAATGCTGGGCATCGGTGGCGGCACCGATATCGCTGTCACCAGCGTAGCGCTCGAAATCGACAGCCCGATTTTTGAGCCGCCGTAATCCTCTTTGATGGCCCGCTGGGCCGAGACCGCCCCTTTGTGGGGCAACACCACACAACCCGCCTCGTGCGGGTTTTTTTCGTCCCGAGATAGGAAGCCCACAATGTCAGTATCCCTCCCCAATGGCGTGATCATCGCGCTGGCGACCGCATATGGCGCGTCGAAGAACATCACCGCTCTGACCAATGCCAATCCGGCCGTTGCGACCAGCGCCGCTCACGGCATCACCAATGGCGCGCTTGTCGAAGTGAAGTCCGGCTGGCAGAAGATCAATGAGCGCATCGTACGTATCGCCGATGCCGCCGCTGGCGCCTTCTCGCTGGATGGCATGAATACGTCCTCCCTGGTGCAGTTTCCCGCAGGCACCGGCGCCGGCTCTGTGCGTGAAATCACGGCGTTTACGCAGATCACGCAGATCCTGGAAACCAGCACGTCCGGCGGCGAAATGCAGTTCGCCACGTACAGCTTCCTGGAAAACGATTTCGAAGCGCAGATCCCGACGCAGGCCAGCGCGCAGTCGCTGGCGCTGACCATTGCCGACGATCCGACGTTGGCCGGCTACAAGGCGCTGCAAGCCGCTGCGGAGACCCGTGAAGTGCGCGCCCTGCGCATCACGTTCCCGAACGGTTCGATGATTCTCTACAACGGCTATGTGTCGTTCAACGAGACGCCGACCATGACCAAGGGCGAAGTGATGGGCGTGCAGGCCACGTTTTCGCTGCTGTCGCGCCCCGTGCGCTACGCCGCCGCATAAGTGAACCGCGAACCTGCCGCCCGTATTGGTCGGCAGCGCGAACCAAACACCCTCTCGGAGTACATCCCATCATGGCAAAGACGAAATTCACCCTCAATCCGGCCCCCACGTTCAAGAAGAAGGTGCCGCTGCCCGTCCCGGGCGCCGGCTATGAAGATGTGGAGTTCACCTTCAAGCATCGCACCAAGGAAGAATTCAAGCAGTTCGCCGAGGGCCTGGCAGAACGCACCGATGACGTCCAGCTCTTGCTGGACATCGCGTGCGGCTGGGAACTGGATGATGCCTTTGACCAGGAGAACATCGAACGCTTGGTTCAGGGCTACGTCGGTTCCGCGCGTGCCGTGCTGGGTGCCTATATCGACGAACTCAGCAAGGCGCGCCTGGGAAACTAAAGGCGCTGGGCGCCTCACTCTACGAGGAGGCGCCCGACCCGCGCGAGCTGGCGGCATTCGGGCTTACGTCGGACGACGTAGCCGGCGATCCAGTCGAGATATGGCCGGAGAACGAAGCTGCGTTCATGCTGTTCTTCGCGTTGCGCTCGCAGTGGCGCATCGGTATGGGCGGGGCGACGGGATTGGACTACTGCGCCCTGTTCCACAAGATGGATCGCCTGAACCTCACGCCAGAGCAGTACGAAGAGTTGGAAGAGCAGGTGCGCGTTCTTGAGTTTGCCGCACTGGAAGAAATTAATCGGAAGTAGCCCGCCATGAGCGGGCATTTTTCATTTGGGCGGACCATGGCGAAAGTTATTGCGGAGGGCGTCGTTGCCGTCACCGGCGACACGTCCGGCTTGTCTGCCGCGATGGCGGACGTTGCGCAAGAAACGGGCAAGGCGAAGAGGTCGTTGGATAGCCTGGGGCGCGGTGCGTCGGCCAGTCTTAACAAGGCGGCCGATAGCAGCAGCCAGGCTACGAAGAAGATTGAGCGCTCCACGCAGAGCCTCATCGGACAGATTGAGCGGCAGATCGCCGTAACCGAGGCGGGCGCTCGTGGCACGGCGGCCTACTTTCAGGAAATCGCCAAGCAGCGAGGCGTTGACGCCAACCAGCTCAAGCCCTATCTGGATCAACTGAACGCGGTTACGGCTAAGCAGACTCAGGCCAAAGTGGCGTTGGCCTCCACCGAGCCGGTTATGCAGCAATTGGGCATGTCTGCAAAGGCGACGGCGGCGGCTATGCGAGGCGTGCCGGCGCAGTTCACCGACATCATCACGTCCCTTCAGGGCGGCCAACGGCCCATGACAGTGTTGCTCCAGCAGGGTGGGCAGCTCAAGGATATGTTTGGCGGCATTGGACCGGCAGCGCGGGCCATGGGAACGTACGTCCGTGGCCTTATCAGCCCCATGACGCTGGCGGCGGGTGCAGTGGCGGCCCTCGGCTTCGCGTACTACAAAGGTTCTCAGGAGACCTCGGCGTACGTCCAGACGCTCATCAAGACCGGCAACGCGGCCGGCGTGACCGCTGGCCAGTTGCAGGTAATGGCCGAGCGAATCGGCGCAACGGTCGGTACGCAGGGCCAGGCTGCGGCGGCGCTGAATGTCTTCGCAGGCACAGCGAAGGTGGGTGCGCAGAACTTGGAGGGTTTTACGGCCGCTGCGATTCGCTGGGAGAAAGTGACTGGCACGGCAGTGACCGATACCGCCAAGGCGTTCGAGGATTTGGGTAAGTCGCCGCTGGAGGCCTCGCTCAAGCTGAACGAAGGTATGAACTACCTGACGGCCAGCACTTATGAGCAAATTCGCGCTTTGGATCAGCAGGGAAAGTCGAGCGAAGCGGCGGCCGTGGCGCAGAAGGCTTATGCGGATGCCTTGAACGAGCGCGCCCCAAAGCTCACCAGCAGTCTTGGCACGCTTGAGCGTGCTTGGGTCAGTGTGCAAGGCGCGGCCAAGGGCGCGTGGGATGCCATGCTGGATATCGGCCGGCCTGCCACTGCGGAAGACGCCATCGCGAAGACGGAGCGGGAGGTTCGCCAGCGGCAGGAGAACATCAGGCTTGCTCGCGCGGGCGGTGCCACGGTATCAGCAAAGGAATTGAGTGGCCTCGATGGCGCCCAGGCTGAACTGGGGGCGATGTTGGCGAAGTCCGCTGCCGCTGTCGCTGCTGCGCAGGCGGAAAAGAAGGCCGTCGAGGATCTGGCCGCCGCGCGCGCTCGCGCCGAATATTTGGACGACCCTACGCGCAATACCAAGCCGCAGCAACGCGCCAAAGCCCTCGAGGCGGAGGCCAATGCCTATCGGAAAGCGGTGGTGGGCCTGGTCGCGGGGACCGACGAGTATCGCAAGGTGTATGCCGCGCACCAAGCCGCGTTGGCTGATATCGAGAAGCGGTTTGAAGACAAGGGACCAGGTAAAGGCCCGAGCGCGACCGAGAGCGAAGCCGCCCGCTTGCGGGCGCGCATCGTCGAAGAAAAGGCGCTGGCCGTGGAACTGGCCGAGCGTGGTCTGCAAACCAGCAAGCTCAACGAGCATGAGCGGCGCGCCGCTGAGATTGGCGAGTTGCTTCAAGGCAATTTGAAGGGAGCCGCGCGCGCCGGCCTGGAGCGCACACAGGCGCTAGCCGCCGAGGCAGGCGCCCTGGCGCGCACTAACAAGGAAACGGCAGCGTTCCTGGAGTCGCGCGCGAAGTACATGCAGGAGTTGGAAGAGGGCGTCGGAAAGATCAGCCTGGAGGCCGCCGCAATCGAAGATCAGGTTGCCACTTACGGGCTGAGCAAGGCGGCGCTGGAGCGTCTGACTATCGCGCGCTTGTATGACCGCAAGGCAACGCTGGCCGGGTTCGAAGGGTCGGAGCGCGAAGTTGCACTCATTGAACAGGAAATCGAGGCCCGGGAACGGCTTTCTGCCGCGATCAGCGCCAAGGACGTGAAGGACGCCCAGAAGAAGATCGCGGACGACGCAGCGCGTGATTGGGAGCGCAGCGTGGATAAGTACGGCGACGTGTTCCGGATCGGCTTTGCCGACATGCTGAACAACGGCAAGGAGGGCTGGAAGTCGTTCACCAAGTCGCTGACCACGACATTTAAGACAACGGTCGCGGACCAGCTGTACAAAATGTTTGCGCAGCCCATTGTTGTGAACATGGTCGCCAATCTGGCGGGCATCATGGGCGGCACGTCCTCTGCGGGCGGTGCCGTGGCGTCTCTGGCCGGTGCGGCGGGGCAAAGCGGTTCGTTTGGGGGCCTGGGCCTGATGAACGTACTGAGCGTTGCCAAGACCGCATACGGCGCCCTGACGGGTGGGATCACTGCGTCCCTCGCTTCTGGCGTGTCCGCCATTGGCAGCGCTATCGGGTCAACGGCGGCTACGCAGTTTGCGTTGGGCATGACAGGGCAGGGTGCCACGCTGGCCGCTGGCTTGGCAGGCCCGACGACTGCGGGAAGCGCGGCGGCCAGCGCTGGTTCGATGGCCGCTGGCGCAATCCCGGTGGTGGGTTGGATTGCTGCCGGCATGATGGCTTCTCGTTCGCTCTACAAACAGGGATGGGATGCGGGCAATGGCACGATGGCGCCGATTGCCAAGTACAACCCGATCACCGGGCCGTCGCTGTGGACCGACAAGATTCTGCGGGCGGTTGGCGTCAAGGGCGAATGGGCGTCGATGCTGTCCGGCTCATCCACCATCGCGAGGCTGTTCGGAATGCAGCCGAAAAAGTACGGCGACACGTCGATTGCTGGCGAGTTCGGCACGCTCGGTTTCATGGGCCACAACGAAACACCCTGGACTCAAAAGGGTGGGGTGTTCCGCAGCAATAAGAAGGGGGTGCAATACGGTTCGCTGGACAGCGAATTCATGGAGTCCATGACGGCCTCCTTTGAATTGATGAAGATGGGCGTCGGCGCGCTTGCGGATTCTATTGGGGTGTCTTCCAAGACGTTGGACACCTACAGCGAGCGCATCAAGGTCACGCCGACGAAGGACGCCGAAGAGAACCAGAAGCTCATCGACACGATGCTGGCAAACGTCGGCGAGAACATGGTGCGCGCGCTGATTCCCGACATAGACCGGTTGGCGGCCGAGGGTGAATCTGCCGGTCAGACACTTGCGCGGTTGAGTGACAGCTTGGCGAACGTCAATTCTTCCTTGAAGCTGCTTCGCCATGACCTGCTGGACGTGTCCCTGATGGGTGCGGAAACGGCGACTAAAGTCGCGGCGGCCTTCGGCGGTTTGGAGAGCTTTACAAATGCCAGCCAAGCGTTCTACGAGGTGGCATACACCGAAGGCGAACGCGCCAAGTTCAGCTTGGCGTCGATCGGTGATGCGCTCCAATCGGTCGGCATCGATATGCCCAACACCATGAAGGAGCTGAACAAGGTCGCGTTGGCACTGGATTTGACGAGCGATTCGGGGCGCGCGGCCTATGCCACTTTGATTTCTCTGGGGCCTGCATTTGCTGCGGCGATAGAAGCATCTGAAAGGGCGGTGCAAGAAGCCGCTGCGGCATTGTTTGAGCCGTTTGTTGGGCGCGGGGCATCGTTACCCGCATTGTCCGGTGCGGCACTGGCGTTTGATGAGGTGTCGGATAGCGCATCGGCGGCTAGGGCGACAGTCGGGTATATCTCGCGTTTGTTCTTGATCCTGGACTCTGGCCTTATCCAGTTCAACGGCAATCTGACCAGCGTTTCTGCGGAAATGACTGCCGGGCAGGAGGCATCCGCACTGCTGGGCGATCAGATCGCGGATCTGCGGGCGCAAGCCGGCGGCGCGATCATCGACTTTGCGGGATTAGGCACCGCGCTCGCCGCACTTGATACCGATACCTTCGTGGCGACGATGGCGCAGGCATTCCAGAATCTGGCAAGCCGTTTTGCTGGGTTGTTGGATGGCATCAATGCCGAGCGGGTGGCAGTACGTGAGGCGGCGCGCGGAATCATAGACGCCAAGGTCATGACGCCACAGGCCATTGCGAAGGAAATCGCCGGCGTCAACACTGTGGGGCCGAGCAATGCAGGGCTGATTGCTGCCTCTGGCCGCCTGACCGCGGCTGATGCGTTGGCGGCGCAGCGGGTAGCGGAACGCAAGCAGCGAGAGGATGCATACAACGCCGTACAAGGAAGCTACGACAGTGCAACCTCGGGGCTTGCAACCGCCCAGCAACGGGCGGCCGAAGCCCAGGCGCTGCTGGGAAAGCTCCACTGGGATATTTACGCGCCGAAGACCGTCCCGTACAAAAAGAAGAACTGGGAGGAGCTGGACGCGGCTCGAAGCGTGGCGCAATCACAAATGCCAGCAGCCCAGGCGGCGTGGGAGCAGGCCCAAGCGGCTTTGCGAGCCGCCGAGGCGGCAGCGGCTGGTGCTCCTGCTCTCGGAGACGTGGCCCGCTTGCAGGCTGAGTATGCGGCTTCGGTGACAGCAGCGGCCAGCGCTCAGGCCGCTGCGACCGAGGCGGCAACGAACGCCAAGAACCAGCAGACGGCCTACGCGGACGCATTGCAGAAGTTCGGGCTTGATGCAACGAAGTCGGTTTCTCGGTTGAGCGAGTTGCGCGCGGAAACGGTGCGTTACTACGAGGCCCAGAAGGCGTTGGCCGGCTTGATGGCGCAGAGCGCAGCTGGGCTTCGAAAGTCGGTTTCGGACTACCGCTACAGCCAGCTTTCCCCCGAGGATCAGTTTGCTTCGTTGCAGGGCGACTATGCGAAGGCATACGCAAGCGCGATGGGTTCGGATGGGGAGGCGCTGGCCGGCTATGCCGACAAGCTCAACGCACTCCTGCAACCGATGCTTGAGGCGGCGAAGGATTCGTTCTCGTCCGATGCCGCCTATCAGGCATTCGTTGCTACGGCGCTGGCGCGGGCCGAAGCGGTTGCCGGCCGCCTAGATTCCGTGGCACCGAAGGACTACGCCAAGGAAAGCTTGGAGCTGCTTGCGCAGATCGACGCCACTCTGGCCGCCCTTGAAACGTCGGCGCTTAGCGGCGAACAGGTGATCACGAACGCGATCAACGCCAGCCGTGACGCTACGGTGAACGGACTTCGCCAAGTGGTTAATGCGTTGACCGGCCAGGCCGTCGCAGCATTTGCAAAGGGGGGCGACCATGCCGGCGGCCTGCGCCTGGTTGGCGAGCGCGGGCCGGAACTGGAGGTGACCGGCCCTTCGCGGATTTTCAGCGCAGAACGTACGCAGGCAATTCTCTCCGGGGGAGGCAATCAAGAGTTGCTGCTTGCTGAACTGCGGGCGCTGCGCGAGTCGAACGAGGCGCTACGGGCAGAAGTTGCCAGCCTGCGCATTGAGGCGCGAGCGACGGCCAGCAATACCGGCAAGACCGCGCGCCAGCTTGACCGGCTCGAAATAGACGGGATTGTGGTCCGTACGGAGTCGGGCGCGCCTCTTCAGGTGGAAAACACATGAAAGTAATCAAACCTGTAGTGATCGGTCCGGCACAGCTCATCTATTCGAGCGTGCCAGACAGCGATCTGCCTGCATACGATTCGGCAACCGACTATCCAATGGGGGCGCAAGTCCTCTATGACTCGATCATCTACGAGTGCGTCCAGGCGCCGAACAAAGGCCATCAACCGGACCTGTCGCCGCTCTATTGGGCAGCGGCGGGGCCGGCCAACAAATGGCTCATGTTCGATAGCGAGGTCAGCACGCAGACGGTCGCGCCTAGCCCGCTAGCGGTGGTGGTAAAGCCAGGGATCACGAACAGCCTGGCGCTGCTGGAGCTGGGCGGTTCGCATCTGTCGGTGGTGGGCAGAGACGGCCCCGCAGGGCCAATCATCTACGAACATGCGCGGCAGTTGGAGGGCTCAATCGTTTCGAACTGGTTTGAGTACTTTTTTGAACCGTTCATACCGCTATCCGAAGTGGTTCTCACGGATCTCCCTGCGTACGGAAGTCTGCATCTTGAGGTGACTATCAGCGCACCTGGGTCGGATGCGGCGTGCGGTGCCATGATTTGCGGCAGTGCCTATGAGGTCGGTGAAGTCGAGTATGGGGGCAGCGCCGGGATCATAGACTACAGCCGCAAAGAGACGTCCGCAACAGGGGTAACGACGTTTCGGCGTCGTCGCTTCTCGCGTCGAATGTCGCACCGGCTATGGGTCGATTCAGCCCGTTTCAATGCGGTCTATCGACTCCTGTCCGGTCTTCGCGCTACGCCTTGCGTCTGGATTGGTACGGACGCGGAGGGCTACGGCCCGCTCACGATCTTCGGCTTCTACCGGGATTTTTCTTTGGAAATCGCTTATCCGCTGGTTTCCTATTGCAGCTTAGAAATTGAAGGACTCACCTGATATGGCGATCACAGCATTACCGAATCCGCCGAGCCGTAGTGACCCGGCGAATTTCCCCGAGCGTGCGGATGCATTCATGGCCGCGCTGCCGACGTTTGCCCAAGAGGCGAATCTGCTACAGGCCCAGGTCAATGAAGCCGCCGACGCGGCGGGCGATAGCGCCAACGCTGCGGCGAGCAGCGCGCAGGACGCAGCAACCAGCCGCAATCAGGCCACGGCGAAAGCGGCCGATGCTGCGACGTCGGCTGACGCCGCCGCATCGGCGAAGGCGGGGGCTGATACCGCAGCGAATTTGGCGGCCCAGTGGGCGTCCAAGACGGGTTCGCCGGTCAGCGGTGGGGAATTTTCTGCCAGGCACTACGCGCAACTTGCTGCTCAGGGGATGGGCCTACCCGTATTCCCGCCCGGCAACATCCCGACCGCCGACGCGGGGCCGATTTTTGTTGCGGCGCAAGGGGCGATGGAATGGCGCGGCGACCGTTACGTAGTGCAAAAGGCAGACCACGGCCAATGCCGCTTCGTGTATGTCAACACCACCACGTTGAGACTGGTTCCTGAAAGCGGTAACGGGGTCGTAATTAACGGCCGCCAATACCGCATTCAGCCTAGCGGCGTCAGCATCACCAATGCCAGCACGGCGGCGGGTACGGCCTACTACTTTTACGCCAAGGATGATGGATCTGGCGGCATTGCATTGGAAGCACGGGCAGCAGGTTCCAATCCCCACAGTACACATACCGATGGGGTCGAAATTCTGACCGGAAACCCGGCCTATACGTTGGTGGGCTGGGCATCCACCACGGGCACGAACACTTTTCAGTACACGGCGACGGATCACCGTGTTATGTCCTGGTTTAACCGTCGTCGCCGCAGCGTGCGGGAAGTCAACAGTCCCAGCCTGACAGCTTCCGCCTCATACGTGCAACTTACGGCCGGAGTGCTTACGGCTTGCTGGGCGGGTGAGGAAATCGATTTTGACGCGACGGGCGTGGTGTACAGCGCCTCCGGTTCGGCGGGCATGTACCTAAAGCTCACAGTAGGAGGAACCGCGGACTATGGGGGTTACGGGTATTCCGCGTTTGCGGCCGGCAATCAACTTGCTACAGCCGTCGCAGGTATTTTCGTAGCCCCTTCGGATGGCACCTATGCCGTAGCCCCCTTTGGCTTCGTCAACGCGAATAGCGGGACGTTCCGTCAAGACCTTACTGCAAAGGCGATGATATGAGCGACGAAATCAAGATTGGCCCGAGCTTTCCTGATGAATTGGCAAATGCCGGTCTGATTGGTAAGCCTTTTTCTTGGCGTCCTGACGGGTCGGTGATTTTTGGCGAAGGTATGAGCGAAGGCGAACGCGCGGCAGTCCTGGCGTTGATCGACGCACACGTTCCCAGTGCGCCCGCGTCTCCGGTCGTCCCAGAGTCCGTGACCAAGTATCAGTGCTGCGTTGTTCTGGCGCGGCATGGGTTGCTTGCCCAAACCGATGCCTATTTCGATGCCCTGCCCGTAGACGATCCGCGCCGGCTGGCTTGGCTCATGGCCGCGACCGTGCTACGGAACAGCGAAAGCACTCTGGACGCCATCTCGCATCTGGGGCTATCGCCGGCTCAGGCGGATGACATGTTTATCGAAGCCGCGCAGGTCGAATAGGAACGCAGCGGCTCGCATACGCCCGCCATCTTGGCGGGCTTTTTTTTTGTTCAAACGGGAGGCAATCATGCGCACCGTCTACAGGAGCAGTGCAACTATGGAACCAGGTACTACGGGGCTGGGAGGCCTCGCTGCCTTGAAGGTCGCAATGGCGTATGGCGTGCCGGCGGCGTTGGCGGCCATGCTTGGCCTGCTGATCATGCCGCCACGGTCGGCGCGGGAGTTCACCGTCCGAACGATTTCGACCGTCGCATGCTCGTTCATGTTTGGGCCGGCGTTGGCCGGCGCGGTGATCGCGTGGAAACCGGGGCTGATGGACGCCATGATCTGGCTGGCGCAGCACGGCGCGGGCAGTGATGACGCGCTGCTGGCGAAGTTCTACGTGTTGGGGCCGAGCATGCTGCTCGCTGGGCTTCCGGCGTGGTGGGTATTGGGGGCGTACATGCGATGGATGGCAAGCATGCGCCAGAAGGGGCTGCTTGAATGGGTGGCCGAGGTCCGCGCGAAGATTCTGGGCGTGCGGCCTGGTGGGGAGGGGTGATTGTGGATTTGAAGACTGTTCTCGATACCGCAATCGCACCTGCGCTTGCGCTCTTGTCCGCCAACCGCGACACCCGCGAAGCGCGCGTGATGCTGCTTGCCATTGGCTTGCAGGAGAGCCGTTTTGTGCATCGCCGGCAGATCAACGGTCCGGCCGTGGGCTTCTGGCAATTCGAACGCGGGGGCGGCGTGCGCGGCGTACTGGCGCACGCATCGAGTTGGGCGGATGCGCGCTCAGTGTGCGCGGTTCGGGATGTCGAGCCGACCGCGACGGACGTGTACAACTCGCTGGCGCACGATGACATCTTGGCAGCGGCTTTCGCGCGCCTGCTGTTGTGGACTGACCCCCAACGCCTGCCGTCACTCGGTGACGTGGACGGCGCATGGGCGCTTTATCTGCGGACGTGGCAGCCGGGGAAGCCGCACCCCGGGACGTGGCCGGCGCTGTATGCCCAGGCTCTCTCGGCAGTAGGGGGTGGCAATGTCCGCATGGGTTGAGCGGTTTAAAGGTGTCGTGCTGCTGATAGGCCTCGTGGTTGCGACGTTGGTCAGTGTGTTCTATCGGGGGCGCGCCACGGGGCGGCAGGTGGAGCGCCAAGAGAGATCCGACCAAATCAACGAACAGGCGGCCAAGGCCCGACAGGAGGTGCGCGATGTGCAGCAAGAAACGGCCGGTATGGATGATGGCGCTATTGCTGATGAGCTTAAGCGTGACTGGGTGCGTGGCACCCGCACCGGTCGGCGTTGAGTTCTGCGACCACGCGCGACCGGTCTATTTCGACTCGCCAGCGCAGGTCGATGCGACCCCAGCGCCTATCCGTCGCCAGGTGTTGGAAGGAAACAAGATCTGGCGAAATCTCTGCGATGCATAGGACGGAGAGGACATACCCACGCGATGAGAGTTTGGGAGCGATTCTTGCAGAGGCTAGACGCGGCCCTGTGGCCGATTTAGGTGAAGCAAATGAGCACACCGCATCCCAACAATATGCCCCCGCCTTCCGAACCAAAGATCCCAGGAGAACCTGAGCCGACGGATCCGACATGGCAATCTGAGGAAGATAGGCCCCCTCTGGATGATGACGGCCAAGAAGAGGAACTGCAGGATCTTGAACCCGAGGAGCCTGTCGGCACCCCAGGATCGAATCAACCAGTGCCATAACAACACATTGGTACGCCCGGGCTCGGTCCTGCATTTTGGAGATCAGGTCCGTGGGAAGGTCGTTGAAAACGACGAAGGCGGGTACATGACGCATCCTAGCTCTTAAATGTTCACGAGCCGGGATGCCCTCCTAAACGGTGCGAGCAGATAGAAGACGACAAGATTCTTCCCTTATCGGCACCGACCCCCCGAGATCGTCATTTTTTCCAGTCCGCATGCAGGCGGGGACCATGACCATGGCCATTTTTGATGGCGTCCTCAGTACCGGCTTGTGTCGGAAGCCGCTGCTGTTCGGGAGCGGCACGGCGCTCTTCCTTATTTTTCGGTTGTACTTTAGTTGGAGAGTTTGAGGGAAGCGAGATTTTCATGATGGACACCTAACGACGGGGCAGCACGTTTGCCCCTGCTTTCGGTGGACGTGCTTGTTACGCCTTTCGTCATCGCCCTTGGATGTACTCAGACGACGACATGCCACCCCCTCCAGATTACGCCTGTATCCCACTCGTCCTTAACGTTCAATTGAAACAGCCCTGACCGCGTGTCGTTGACGCGTCTGCGGGCTGCGGGCCGAAATCCGCTGTCGCCCACCTATTTCGCTGGCCGCTTGTGCGCGACCGCTACGCCCACGGCACCATTCGGCATACGGTATTTTCCGCCGCCGAGCCAAACGACCGTTTCGCCGGTCGCGAGGGTACAGACGTACTGGTGCACTGGCTCCGCGTCGGGGCTGCGTTTTATGACTAGGCGTCGTTCCACTCGACATGTGGACCGGTCAGGCAGTTTGACGATAACGTCGGACAATCGGGAGCCGGAAGCCATAAATTGCACCTCCTGTAGCCTGCGCGTCCGCATCGGGATCGACGTAATGTGCCGGCGGTCAGCGCTTTCCCGTGGCACTTCATTCGTAGCATGCAGGGAAGGACAGGCCCTATCCATCAATCTGCCGATGGACAAAGGCCGCGAAACTCTAGGCAATAGAAAGCGCCCCGTAGAGGGGCGCTGAAGGGCCGGCGGGCATACCGATTGCTGCAACGCATCGGCTCGCAAATCAAAAGGTCCCACCATGCTACGTGATGAACTTCTCGCGAAAATGATCGCCCACGCTGCCCCCGGTCAGAACTTCGATGATTGGGCGGAAGTGCTTACCGAATACGCCAACTGCCTCGTGGAAATCAGCGACCGGCTGAGCGTTGATGAGTGCACCAGGCTCGTCAATGTGGGCTCCATGTTCTACCGCACGCTAGCCCGTGCGGAGGACTACCGCAGAACTTCGGTTCGCGGCGACTAGAGTGCGAACCCGGCCTCGCAACTTGGGGGACCGAGCCCGCATGTGCTTTCGGAACCCCGCTTCCCATGCCTCGAGCTTCAATACCCAATCCGAGATCCGTTCTCCGGTATGTCCAGGCATTTCCGCAGCGCGTAAGTACGGGCAGTCCCACAAGGTCAATCCTTCGCGGGCGGCTTTCGCGCCGAGCTTCTGGATGTGATCGCAGTGCATTGCTGAACCCTCCAAAAGTATGGTCAATGGGAGGTCAGTATGCCGTTGACCGTGCGCCGCTTGCAATAGTGTTGCGGCACTACTGGCCGAGTACGGAAGAATCAGCCGTCGATCCATTGCATCCACCATCCCTGGTAGTAGCGCTTTCCATCGATCTCTTCAAAGCCGCAGACCATCATGCCGCGATCAGATCCGAAGGTCAGCAGCTCGGGTTGAACTAAATCCGGGATGGCGCCTTTTTGCGATGCGCCGAACGTCTGGAGGCTGTCCATCGTCATGATCCTGACGTACCGCTTCAGGTCATCGCGCATGATCGAGTACATGCGCACTGTGCCTGTGATAGTCGGGCCGGGATCGCGGTCGGGGCGCTTTTCGCCCAGGCAGTGGGTGCGGGTGACGGTACAGAGCATAGGTTGCTGCCTAAATACTGGATAAAAATACAGTATATTGCAGCAAAAAAAGGGGTCACTTCATCGGCGTGGCGACGAGCTTGTCCGAGGGGAAGGGGAGGAGAAAATCCCGGGTGGCAGCGGCCGGCGCGGTCAGCCAGTCGCCGTACGCGCCTTCCGGCAGGATGACGACCATGCGCTTTTCCTTGCCCGCCTGGTGGTAGTCGCGGAATAGCGGGTCATCGTCAGCATTGATGGTCAGCATGGTGTAGCTCTCTTGCCACTGGCCGGCAGCATCGCGCCACCGGTCCCAAAGGCCCGCGATGCCGAGTGGCGCGCCGTCAGCCCGCGTGAACCGCGTGGGCACGGCCGACCCCGACCGCCAGTCGGGTTCGAAGATGGCATCCGCCGGGATGATGCAGTGTTGGGCGCGACGCCATGCGTTGCCAAAGGTGAAGGACTTGGGTGCGGTCTCGCTGCGGGCGTTGAACGTAGAGAGCTTTCCAGCTTTGTCCAGCCCATCGAGCTTGGTCATGGCGCTGATAAGACCCCAGCGGCCGGCCACTGCTTCCCGCTCCGGCACAGCGTCGTCTCCCGCGTCATGCTCCACGGGGCGGCGCACGAATACGCCTTGATACCTGGGCCACATTTCGTACTTGCCAACGGCGGGCGGCTTCTCGCGCACTCCAAATTTCTTGAGCAGCAATTCGGCGTCTTTCAGCGTCTGGTAGTGGCTGCACAT